AAGTATACAGGTGAGGAAAAAGCAATGAAATTGATGGATGAGGTTATTAACAACTTTAAACGTTTCCACCCAAAACCAGAGGAAGTACAATGCCCAAACCCAATTGCTGAACCGGATTTTATTAAACCATATTTTGGTTTACGATTATTTCCTGTATGGCACGTAGGTACAAATTATTTATCTGAAATTGCTAAAAATTGGTATGATTATTTGGTATCTAAAGGTGTAGAATTTATTTGGGAAACTAAAGTAACTAATATTGATTTTACTCAAGAACTTATAGTTTGTGATGTTTTAAACAGTGAGTTGAATTTAGAAATAGATTATGAAGAACTTATATTTGCAGTAGGCAAATCAGGTATTGATTTTGCTCAACAATTAGCTAATCAATATCAACTACCAGATGAACCTAAATCAGTTCAAATTGGAGTTCGATTTGAAGCACCACAACATTATTTTCAAAAATTGATTGATATAAGTTATGATTTTAAGTTATATCAAAAGTTCGATGATGTTAGTTTACGTTCATTCTGTACTAACAATAATGCTGCTTATGTTGCTGTAGAAGAAACATATGGTGATGTTACTTATAATGGACACGCTAAAAAAGGTGAAGAATACAGAAATAATATGACTAACTTTGGCATCATTATGGAAATCAAAGGCATTGAAAATCCATTTGAATGGAGTCGTAATATTGTGTCTAAATTACAAAAAGACGGAACAGGATTGTATTATAGTCCATCAAGAGTAGCAGGCATTACATCAAAAGGTGAAATGGTTAGTAGTCATCCTATTGTAGAAACATCTCAAATTGAAGAAGCTATGGGTGAATATTGGACTTACATTAAAAACTTCATTGATGATATGAATAAAATATTTGATTTTGGTGATGATTGGGGAGTTTATGTACCTGAAGTAAAATATCTTTCACCTGAACCACTTGTTAAATATAAAAATTTGAGTCTTACTAAATATCCAAATGTTTATTTTGTAGGAGATGCATTATCAGCAAGAGGAATTACAGTAAGTGGTGCTCATGGAATATACGTTGCTGAGTCTTTACTTAAAGATAAATACCATCTAGAAGACGTATGGTATGATGGAGATTTAACACTTTTTATTTAAACTATATACAATAAGTTATGCAAACAATTAAAATGAAAACCGTTGATGGTAAAACTATTCATTACTTCAACAATGACGAACGTAGAGTACTACATAGTTGGGATGGCCCTGCAATGATCTATCCAAAAGATCAAAAACAAAAACCAGAATATTATATTTTTGGAGAACGAAAAACTAAAGAACAGTGGGAAGAAGCTAAAAGAGACTTTAATGGCATTCCACCATCAAAAGACCCACGTTACGAACAATCAATGTAATAATATGAAAATAGGTTTAACAGGTACAATGAGTGTAGGTAAAACTACATTGGTAAATGCTTTAAGAGCACATGATTTTTTTAAGAATTATGAAACTGCTACTGAACGAAGTAAATACTTAATGAGTTTAGGCATTCCTCTTAATACTGATAGTACTTTAAAAGGTCAATTTATATTTTTAGCAGAAAGAAGTACTGAATTAATATTTGACAATATTATTACAGACAGAACTATATGGGATGTTTGTAGTTTTACAGCTTTATCTAAAAGTATTCCTAATAGTCAAAAGTATGATTTTGAACATGCTGCTATGAATCTTAAAGATGAATATGATTTAGTAATTTACGTAAAACCTGATGGAGTAGAAATAGAAGATAACGGAGTTCGTGAAACTAATAGTAAATACAGAGATCAAATAGATTATCAAATTCAAAATCTTTTAGAAGCATATCCACCTAAAAATCTACTAGTAGTAAGTGGATCTACAGAAGAACGTGTAAAAGCTATATTTGAACATATTTATACTAAAATGTAAATATGGACAATATAGACTTTTCAAACGATTTATTTAGAAAAATGGTACAAGCTTTCAAACCTCAATCAATAAATGAGGTAGAAGACGTACAAGAAGCCGTACCTTTCAAAAAACACGCTTTTGGTGAAATGAAACTAAAAGACACAGATATCAAACTTAAAAAAGATTCTTTAGATGAAGTAGATCCTTCTACTTTAGTAGTAGGTAAAGAATATGACTATGCAGGAACTATGCCTGGAGAAAGAGGAGAAGATATTTTAAAATTAAAATATAAGGGTACAGTAAAAGATTCTAAAGGAACAACATATCATTTATTCTCAGATGATAAAGGAAGTTCAGGAGTGTTTGGAGATGAAGGTATTAAAACAAATTTTAAAACTCCTGAAGAATCTATGAGAGCTAAATTTGATATGTGGAGAACATCATTGGAAGAAGAAGATTTTAATATTGATGATGAAGCTGAAGACGTAAATGCTGAAGCTAATAACATGTTATAATATGAAAAATCCATCAAGTGTTTTGATTTTAGTTGTTATAATAGTTGTGTTATATTTTTGGTTTCATAAACCAATCCCACATTATTCTAGCGATAAAGAACAACAGTATTATAATACTATAGACAGTTTAAATAAAGAAATAGCTAAAGATAAACAAAAAATAGCTAGTTTAGACTCAGTAAAAAATGTTTTAGCTGCTCAAATTGCTAAAGATAAGAAAGATTTACAAGCCGCTGCTAAAAGAGCATCGGAATATAAAGAACAATATGAAGAAGAACGTAATCGTCTTAATGGTATGTCTAATGCTGACATTGCCAGTAAGTTCACAAAAACTTTTAAATGATACTAATGTAGTAGTACCGGTTTCTGCTTTAAGGAATGCATTAGAGGTAAAAGTAGAACGAGACTATTTAAAAAAACAACTTACTATTAGTAGAGACACCATTAAAAGTCAGTCTAGTATTATTAAATCACAAGATTCTACAATAAAAGTTAGTGATATTCAAATAGCTTTATATAAGAAAAACGAAACTAGACATGATAGTGTAATTATTAGTTATAAAGGTGTAATAACAGAAAAAGAAAATCAAATAAGTGATTTACAAACTAAATTAAGTAAATCCTATGTACTTACTGGTATAGTAGCGGCAATTAGTATATTTTTAATAGTATTGTTATGAGCGAATTAAATGACATTCCAAAACAACTTTCTATAAAAGAAGCTATTCAACAAGAACTTCTTAAATGTAAGCAAGATCCTATTTATTTTTGTAAAAAATATTACATGATTCAACACCCTACCAAAGGTAGAGTTCATTTTAATTTATATCCGTTTCAAGAAAGTGTATTAAGACTATTTTTAAAAAACAAATTTAGTTTAATAAATAAATCAAGACAATTAGGAATTAGTACATTAAGTTCAGCGTATGCTTTATGGCTTATGCTTTTTAATACTGACAAAAACGTATTGTGTATTGCTACTAAAACAGAAACAGCAAAAAACATGGTAACTAAGGTAAAATTCGGATATGATAATTTACCTAGTTGGATGAAAATTAAATCTTTAGAAAATAATAAACTTAGTATACGATTATCAAATGGTAGTCAGATGAAAGCCGTATCAGCTGCTGGTGATAGTGCGCGAAGTGAAGCCGTATCTTTGTTGCTTATTGACGAGGCCGCGTTTATCGATAATATTGAAGAGGTATTCGTATCTGCCCAACAAACCTTGGCGACAGGTGGTGGGTGTATTGCTATGTCTACACCATATGGCACAGGAAACTGGTTCCACAGAACTTGGGTAAAAGCAGAAGAAGGTCAAAATAGTTTTTTACCGATTAGATTACCATGGGACGTTCATCCTGAACGAAATCAAAGTTGGAGAGACCAACAAGATATAGATTTAGGACCTAGAATGGCTGCTCAAGAATGTGATTGTGACTTTACAACTTCTGGTGACACAGCTATTGATCCTGCTATTCTAAACTGGTATTTAATTCAAGCAAAAGAACCTTTAGAACGTAGAGGTTTAGATGGTAATCTTTGGGTGTTTGAAAGACCAGACTATTCAAAAATGTATGCTGTTGTAGCTGACTGTGCTCGAGGAGATGGAAAAGATTACAGCGCTTTCCATGTTTTTGACATAGAAACTAATACTCAAGTAGCAGAATATAAAGGACAAATAGGAACTCGTGACTATGGTCATTTTTTAGTTGGCATAGCTAGTGAATATAATAATGCTTTGTTGGTTATTGAAAATGCTAACGTAGGATGGGACGTAGTTCAAACAGCAATTGAACGAGGTTATCCAAACATGTATTATAGTCCAAGACAAGACGCAGCTCTTACTAATGTAGAAATGTACTTAAATAAATTTGACTCAGGACAAGGGATGGTGCCTGGTTTTAGTACAACTTTACGTACTCGTCCATTAGTTATTGGAAAAATGATTAGTTATTTACATGAAAAAAGTGTAACTATTCAAAGTAAACGTACTTTAGAAGAATTAAGAACATTTATTTGGAAACATGGTAAAGCTCAAGCACAAGATGGCTATCATGATGACTTAGTAATGGCTTTAGGCATTTGTATGTTTTTAAGAGACACAAGTCTTAAATATAAACAAACAGGAGATCAATTAACTATAGCAAGTTTAGAAAATTTTGGAAAATCAACAACATCTGTAGGACCTAGTGTCTATCAAGGTGGAAGCTACAGAGGAATAGGCGGAGGAAATGGAGTTCCTAACCAATGGAATATGGATATTGGTAATGGACAGATGATGGATTTAACTTGGCTAATTTAATAATATTTATTATCATATATAAGAATGGCTATATTTGACAACTTAAAACGACTCTTTAGTTCTGATGTAATTATTAGAAATGTAGGTGGAGACGAACTAAAAATACTAGATACAAACAATATTCAAACAACAGGGGTATTGGCAACAAATTCTGTTGTAGATAGATTTAGTAGAGTTTACACAACATCTGGCGTAGCAGCTTATGCTGGACAGATGGCTATAAATTATCCTTCACTTCGTCCTCAACTTTATAGTGATTATGAATCAATGGATACTGATGCTATCGTAAGTAGTGCTTTAGATATTATA